TCAATTTTGGAGCTGCTGCAAGTCCTTTCACCTCTTGAGCTGCTGAAGTACCAGTTACCAAGACAAAGACGCCCGAAAAGCTCACACCGCAAGAAGAAACCGTGATTGAGCCACAACAGGATGACCAAGAGCACCAAGACAATGATGCTGCTGCTCAATAGCTTTATTTTCTCACCTTTGGTATAGATGCAAGCAGTGCAAGAAACCTTTGACCTATACACAACCCTATATCCAAAGCAAATCCAGTTTGGCAACACGCTTGTCAAATACCGTCTCTATGGATGAGCAAAGTGAGGTTGAAAATCACATACAATGCGTGCAGAGTGTGTGAAGCAATGTTTGTCCGCCCCTTGAGTGCGTGGACTTGTTTTGAGGCGTACTTTTCCCGAAATCAAGGAAAATATGATTATACCAATGCAAAAGGAGCTGCCGCCGCAGAATACTTGATTTTACAAGTACAATGTCAATGACGGTATTTTTCAGTTTTGGAATAGCAGCACAATCCGTTTTTCCTATTGCCGCAACCTGCAAGATGTCCTCAACTATCAAGGGCTTGAGTATGACTTCATTTGTATTGAGGAGTTGACGCATTGGAAGGAGGATGAGTGGAAAATCTTGATGGGTTGTTTGCGTACTAGCCGCAAAGGTATCATCCCAAATTTCTTTGCTTCAACAAACCCGTGAGGTCTTGGGCACGGATGGGTGAAGCGTCTATGGATTGACCGTGACTTCTCAAAGGGTGAGCGTGGTGCTCAATTTTCCTTCATCCCTGCAAAGGTATGGGACAACAAAGTGCTTCTTGACACTCAACCCGACTATGTGGAAGACCTCAAGTGACTTCCCGAAAAACTCCGCCGTGCATACTTGGATGGTGATTGGAATGTGTTTGACGGTCAATTCTTTGGAGAGTTCCGTGATGAAATCAATTGTGTGAGTCCCTACATACCGCTTGTATGAGTAAAGAAGCGTATTGTGGCACTAGATTATGGATACAGTGCACCAAGTGCCTGCTATTGGATGGCATTGCTCAACACAGGGCGTGTGGTGATATACCGTGAGTTGTATGTGACGGGTCACACCTATGAAATGCTTGGTGCAAAGTGCCGTGAGTTGACCAGTGAGGAAGAGTGGGCAGATTTGACAACCGCAGTGGTTGACCCCGCTATATTAGCAAAGCCCAATGAAGCCACAGGCACAAGTGGTCTTGAAGAGTTCCAAAAGGGATGGAAACACAAGGTGCAAGGGTGAGACAACGCCCGTATATCGTGAGCCCAATTGTACCGCAAGGCATTGCAAGCGTATGACGACCCCAACACAGGACAGACCACAGCATTGCTTGAAATATGCACCAACTGCCGTGAGCTCATACGCACACTGCCGCAGCTTGTGCACGACAAGGTCAATGTTGAGGATATAGACACGAAACAGGAAGACCACGCCTATGATGGAAGCCGTTATGGTCTCAAATATCTCTTCAGTGATATTGGAAGTTTGGCTCAAATTTCAAGCGTCAATGACCAACTTACAAAATCAAGTGAAAAAGTAGTGCAAAAAGATGGAAAATGACTACAATTGAAAAAACAAACCTTGAGGCGTGGCACTGGCGGCATACTATGAGCCCAATTCTAAAGAATATTTTATCCCTTACCTTCTCTATATTATGGCAGAAAAAAAGACACAACTTGCTTGAGTTTCTCAAATGACAAACACTCGCAAAAAAAACAAACTTGACAAAGATGCAGTCCTCAACTCTTTTGGGTGAAGCGGGACAGTATTGCTCAATGGCTTCCTTGAGGAAGAGTTCAACAGCAAACTTGCGGGCAATGAGTGAGTGAAGAAGTTTGATGAAATGAGACGCACAGACGCTCAAGTCAATGCAATCTTGATGGCAATGGAGCTTCCAGTGCGTTCAACAAGATGGTATGTTGAGCCGTCACAAAACAAAGACGGTGAAACGGATGACAACGCTTGGGAAATAGCGGACTTTGTTGAAAAGGCACTCTTTGATGGTATGGATACCACTTGGGATGATACCTTGAGGGAAGTGCTCACTATGCTTCCGTTTGGCTTCTCAATCTTTGAAAAAGTCTACAAAATCAAAGACGACAAAATCACAATCAAAAAGCTATGATACCGCAAGCAATCATCCATCCACAAGTGGGAAACGGATGAAGGCACAGCAGGTGTCACACAGTATCTCACAACGCCTTCAACTGAAGACGATATGCAAGCAAAGGTTGTGTCCATCCCTGCAGAGAAGCTCTTGATTTTCTCATACCGCAGAGAGGGTGACAATTATGCAGGAATATCCGTGTTGCGTTCTGCATACAAGCATTGGTATATCAAAGATAAGTTGTACAAATTTGATGCAGTGCGTCACGAGCGTCAAAGTGTTGGAATACCAGTGATAACATTGCCCGATGGTGCAACGGATGTTGACAAAACTGAAGCTCTCACAATCGTCACAAATATCCGCTCAACAGAGCAAACAGGGATTGTGTTGCCGTGAGAGAAGTGGAAGTTTGAGTTTGCGGATACCAAAGCAAACCAAAGCACAGACCTCTTTGAGTCAATAAAGCACCACAACCGTGAAATTGCAAAGAATATCTTGGCACAGTTCCTTGAGCTTGGTGACACTTCCAGTGGTTCACGCTCTCTTGGTGAGAGTCAAACAGATATGTTTTTACAGTCACTCACAGCGGTGGCAAAACAGATTTGTGACACAATCAATCGTTTCCTTATACCCGAGCTTGTGGACTTCAACTTTGATGTTGAAGACTACCCACAATTGAAGTTTGACCCACTTGCAGGAAAAGACCTTGAGAAGTTTGCAAATATCATTTCCACTCTCATTGGTGCTGCTGCTATCAATCCCGATGAAGACCTTGAAGATTTCTTGCGTGAGAAATATGAGTTGCCAAGCCGTATGAAGGAAGAGGAAGTTGAGGAAGTGAAGGACACAGATAAAGGCAATGATGATGGTGACCAGTGAGGTGATGACAAAGATGATTGAAATGATGATGGCGGTGATGATACACCACCAAAGAAAACAGATGAAGACATTGAGAAGGATGCAGAGATTGAGAGACTCAAGCAGGAAAATGAAGGGCTTAAAGTCAAAACAAGTGAGCACCATTGTGACGGGTCTTGCTCTCACGGTGATAAGGTTGGTGAGTTTGATGAAGACTACTTTGCACTTGGTGCAATCATAAATAACAGACATATTCTTGCACTCCAAAATGAGAGCCGTGACCAACACGACTTTGCAGAAATCAAGAGCAAGGGTTGGAAACTCAATGAGTATGAGAAGGATGCGTGGCGTCCTATGACATTTGCTGAAAGGAAGGTCAACTTTGTCTCAATCAAGAGAAGTGCAGACACCTTTGAGCAGATGTTGGATGAGAAGCTCAATGAGCTTGCTGCATCACAAAAGGAAGACTTGCTCAAGCAAATCAAAAACGCAGTGGATAACAATGACATTGCAGCCGTAGGGAAAATCAAGGCAAAATATACAGGTGATATGGCACAGCTTCTCACGGATATTCAAAAGGAAATGTTTGAGATTGGGAAGAAGAGTGCTGCAGTTGAAATGAGTGTGCAAGTCCCTGCAACAAAGGCAGAGGTGAGAGGTGCATTGAGAGTACAAAATGACACCATTGTTGACTCAATCACAAATGACATTGAGACCGCAGCCAAATCAAGCGTCACACAGGTGGCAGCAAAGAAGGGCGGGTCAATCACTTCAACAACAGCCGCTGAAGCAGTTGCAGCAGCGTCCGCCTCTCTTGACCAAGTATATGAGAAGGCAAAGAGTGCAGTGAAGGGCTTGGCTCTCATTGGCTCAATCAATTTGGGGCGTGCTTCAATCTTTGAGAGATACCCCGAAAAGATTTATGCTATGCAATACAGCTCAATCCTTGATGCAAGGACAACTGAAACTTGCCGCTCTCTTGATGGACGCATAGTGCTTCCGTGAAGTCCCGAGTTTTACAAGTACAGTCCGCCAAGACACTATGGCTGCCGTAGTCTATGGGTGGAAATCTTACAAGAGGAAACCTTCAAACCAAAAATCACGGGTAT